GGCCGAGCCCCAGGGTTTATGCCCTGGGGCGGTCACTGCCTTAGACCCGATTCCGAGGAATCTATTTTGCAAGGCAGGATAGAGACTAAGGGACCGGCTACCTGAGCCAAACCTCCGTTCCGCCCGAGGATCGGCCCTGTACCGACCGCGTGTAGTGCGATAGCCCCTGTGTCAATCTACACCCGTTCGATCGGGTCTACTTGCCTTCCTTCACATCAAAGAATAATAATGTTCAAAACATCATCATTCCTGATGCTACGGAAGACAGTAGTATCAGAAGTATTCGAGCGGTCCTGGGTCAAACTGTATCAGTTTGCCCTAGGCGCTCTGGGAGTCTCCGTGGGTCTGCTTGCTTCTGTTCCTGTTTTCTTCCAGAGAGTGGATAAAATCCACTTCTCGAGAGGAAAACCAGGAGTAAGCATCTACCTTAAAGAATGTACAAGAGTACTGCTCAAGTTTCTTAGTGGGGACCCTTCCAAGGTCTCTACCATTAAACTTAGAGCAGGTCTCCCTCTTATCCTCCCCGGACCCATCCGGAAAAGGATAAAGGCGGGAGATCTCTTGGCCATTCGGGTAGCTCTGACACTATTTGGGTTTGCCAGGGTTATCTTCCACGAGGGACCGATTAAGTTTCAGACTGTAGTCGATCCGTCCACATGGGGAGTTCCGAAAACTCCTCTGCGGGCGAAGAAGCTACAGCGAGAGATTTCATCGGCTCTGAGTGGGTTGAAGGTAAGGCCATACACAAAACCTGTTGAGGAACCAACGATACTTCACAAAAGTAATCGTATGGGCCCCAACGGTCATAGTGTGTTGGCCGCCCATTGGGACGCTCTCGTTCTTAAGGAGAGCGGGCTGTGGCAGTCTTTCATAGAACTGGCACGAGCCCTGGGCGTTCCAACCCAAGTTCAGAAGGTGACAACCTTGGCCCAACTGAGCTCTGAGTGGTTAAAAGCACGTCCTTCCTTTCCTCGCTTCACACCCGAACATCAATTCGTTTTAGGACGTTTTGGTGTTAAGGATGAAGCTGGGGGGAAGAAACGACTATTTGCCATCTCAGATTACTTTACCCAGTCCGTCTGTAAGCCCTTGCATCAATACCTCATGGAGATATTGAGACAATTGCCTATGGACGGAACCTGGGACCAAGGTCGTGCCTCTGACCGGGTCCGGAGGTGGACGTCAGACAAACAGAACAAGCTGTTCTGTTACGATTTGTCTGCGGCTACTGACCGGTTTCCGGCAGAGTTCACGGTCTTGGTGTTGGGCAACCTTATAGGGGTCAGTGCAGCTAGAAGTTGGTTATCCCTACTAACTGATAGATTGTACTGGCACAAAGGTAAAAGCTACCGCTACAACTGTGGGCAGCCTATGGGTACACTATCGTCATGGGCGGCATTCGCCTTATCCCATCACGTAGTGGTCCAAATGGCCGCTCACAGGGTCGGGCTAGAGGGCTTGTTCAAGGACTACTGTCTTCTTGGAGACGATATCGTTATCGCCCATGAGGACGTAGCTCTTGAATACCTGGACCTCATGTCCTGGTTTGGAGTTGATATTAATCAATCCAAATCAGTTGTGGGAGCGGGCGTCGCTGAGTTTGCGAAACGCCACTTCTACCACGGACATGAGATTTCAGGGATTCCCGGTCGGCTTCTGTCCCTTGTAGGCCTGCATCTATCCGGTTTGAGAATCTGGATAGATGTCATGCTTACAAGAGGATGGACGTTTGATCTGGCGTCGGTCCTTTCGTCTTATCTCTCCTATACAACATTGGGGTTGTATGAGAGAGTGTGGCGTTACCTGTTGATCTCTATTGCTGGTCCTTCAGCTCCGTTCTCACGCCAAGCGCTGTGGGGCGGGGTCGGATGGTCAGCCATAGAGGA